GTAGCAGGCAGCGTGACCTGCAGCACATCGCCGCTGGGGTTGTTAGCCAGCACCACAGCCAGACGCTGTTGGTAGCGGCAAGCGCGGGAGTTACCGTTGCCAGAGCCTGCGATGTTTTGCTGGCACTTGGCGCAGTTGGAAGCCTGTGGCGATTTGATGGATTTGTCGGGCATGTCGCCGTCGTTGCTCCAGCAGTCCGGTGCCACAGCCGCTGCGTCCTTGTCGTACTTGCCCATGTAGAAGATGCGGCTGACCTTGGGGGCAGCCTTCACAACGATCACGTCAAGGTGACGGTCTTCGATGTTGGCGATCTCTTTGCCGCCAGCGACCAAACGAAACACGCCACCTTTGATGGAGACGCGCTTTACGCCGGGGCCACTAGCTGCACCGCCAGCCAGAGCCAGCGTGGTTTCAGACAGAACTGCGTTGCGTGCGAACGCGGGTGCTTTTGCGGAATTGAATACAGTGATATTGCTCATGATTGCTTCAGTTGGTTGGTTTGCGTACCGAGATGTCGTACTCCGAAGAGGAGTTCAACCCGGGTGGTACGAGCCCCGGATTTTCTTCGAGGAATTGGCTCATGTTTGTTTGTGCGATGCGCTTCTCCAGCAAGTCCACCGCATCATGCTCGACCACGAACTTCTTGAAGGAGTCCCAGTCTTGCGTGTTGTAGCGGGTCTTGACGGACAGCACCACTGTGCCCTGCGCCGTGCGAACTGATGTGACGCCCATCATCTTCATCATGTCCTTCATGGCGTTCTTGATCTCGTCTTGCTGCGCTTTGAGCGCTTCGACTTTGGTGTCGTAGTCCTGCGTCAGCGTTGTGATCTCAGTGCGAATCTTTCTGTAAATCTTCGCAAGCCGATCCAGCGGGATCGTCTCACTTTCTGTTTCGGTCATTTCTTTCTCCGTTTTGTTTTGTCTAGGGTTGGACAGTTTACATGTTTTTGAATTGGGCGCAACTCCTTTATTCACTTATCACGTTGTTGAACATCTCGGTCAGCAAAGAGTGGTCGTTCACCTTCTGGCTGAGGGCTTTGAACATTCGTTTCTCTACGGGGCTCGATTGGATGTGCACCACCGTCACCTTGTCGCTGGTCTGTCCCTTGCGGTCAGCGCGGGCACAGCACTGGGTGTACTGCTCAACGCTCATGAGCGGGCCATAGAAGACCACGGTGTCGGCAGCAGTCAGTGTAATGCCATGCGCCGAGGCTTGGGGCTGCATCACCAACACACGCGGGCTAGGCTCAGTCTGAAAGCGGTGAATGATCTGCGCTCTCTTGGATGCCGTGACGCCGCCATGAATCTGCTCGTTGGCTATGCCCTTCTTCGTAAGATGTCTGCTAATCGTATCGATGATGCTCAAGTACAAGGCAAAGATGATTACCTTTCGGTCAGTCTCTTCTAGCACTTCCTCCAGTACCGACAAGCGCGGCGCGGAGTCGAACTCTACTACCTCACGATCATCGGTGTATGCTGCACCGCAAGAAACGTGATTGTTTCCCCTGCAGCCTGCACCACCATCTGCGTTTTGAGCATGTTGTAGTACTTGGCTTGCTGGGGCGTCATCTCCACTTCCCGAGTCATGGTGACGACAGGGGGCAGGTCCAGACACTCGGCCTTAGTGAATCGGATGGACGGCTGCAACGCTTCAAACACGTCGTCCTTGGCGGTGGGCTTGGGCACCCACTTGTACAGGGTGAGCTTGTGCATCACTTTGTCGCGCCATGCGGTGAAGAACTTAGGGATGCCGTCAGGGTTAACCAGCTTGGCAAGACCGTACGCATCGGTTGGAGACTGTGATGCCGGGGTACCGGTCATCATCCACAGATACGTTTGCGGTGCAATGATGGAGTTCAGCGCCTTCCAACGCCGCGTGGTGTTGGTCTTGTAAGCGTTGGCCTCATCGACGATCACCAGATCGAACCTACCATCGGCCTTGACCTCGTCGGCGATTAAGTTAAGCCCCTCGTAGTTGGTGATGACAATCTCGTAGTCGTGTTGCAGCATCTCGATACGACGCGATGCTTTGGCGTGGTGTGCAATCACAGCGGTGCGATGCAGGATGCTGTTGTTGATATCTCCCATCCACGCGCTGTGCATGATCGACAGGGGGCACAGGACTAACACGCGCCGCACCTTGCCCAGCTTCATCAGGTAGTCAGCGGCCCAGAGTGCGCTTAATGTTTTCCCTGTACCCGGCTCACTAAACACAAACGCACGGCGGTGCATGGTCAGGAACGCAGCCGTGTCGATCTGGTGCTGCATCGGTCTGTAACGCCCGGGCCAGTCGTAGCGTTTGGTAATGGGTGAGGGCACATCCTTGACACCTAGATTGCGCAGCACTCGCGCCTCGTCCAGTCCCCAGTAAACCGCTACCTCATAGCCTCCATCAACAGGGATGACTTTGTGCTTGGGGATGATGCTGTACTTGGCAGGGTTGCGCGTCTTAAACAGAAGCGCTTTGTTCTCAACAATCTGCACTTGCTTCTCCGTTTATTTGTTGTCGCCTTGATTGGCGCTCTTACTTCTCAGTCGCAAATTGCCGGGGGTCGTCTTGCCACCCTTGCGTAGCGGCGTTTTGTGATCGATGTCCTTGCCTGCGCGATCAACACCCAGCTTGTCGTAGAGCTTTCGAGCGCGTTGGCGTTCGCTTTGATCTGAACCCGGCCCGGACTTGCCGGTCTCCAAGTCACGCTTGTATTCCTTCTTGTAGTCTCTTGTTGCCATGATGGCTCCTAATGTTTAGGGTTGAACTCGCAGCCAGTGACCTGACACCAGCCGCACAGGGGAGTCTGTGTGGGGTTCCACACATCGTTGGAGAAAGATGCCTCAAGACGCGCCGTGCGCTCACGGTACTTCCACCAGTAGTCGTCCTTCTGATCACGCGTCATCGACATCTTGACCATGTCGTTCTTCACAATGAACAGCAGCGCTGCGTTGACCTTGCGTATGTGGGGGAAGTGCTCGAACACCATGAGCGACATAAGTACAAGCTGATCCCTGTCGGGGTACTTGTTGTTGCCGGTCTTCCAGTCGCCCACCCACGCTGTCAAGTTGTCGTCGTCCACAATTAAAATATCCGCTATCCCTCTGACCCACACATCATCTGACTTCCACTGCGTGGGCTTTAGATCAACCGTGAGGGCCATCTCGTACTCAGCAAGCTTGCGCCCGGACTTACTCAGCATGGCGTCGGCTACATCCTTGAACTGCGCGTACTCAGGAGGGATTGGTTTGTTTTCTTTTATGTAGAGTTCCAATGCCTCGTGTACTTGATTGCCGTAGCGCGTGGCCTCTGTCTCTTGGAAGGGGTACTTCTTCAAGACCTTGACCTCGTGGTACCGACGAGCACAGCCCTCGAAGTCTTTGAGGGAGCTGTGTGACCATGCTGGCTTTTTCATTTGAACTTCGCTGTGTTGATTGCTTTGTTGCTGCTGCCCATGTCATAGAGGATTGCGTGTGTCAGCTCGTGCCAGAACGTGTCGCTGATCTCGTCGTTGGTGTACGGTGTCTTGGTCACGTTGCTCTTCTTGGCGATCTCAATGGCCCCGGTACCGTAGTACACGTAGCCCATCTGAGCCTTGCGCTCCATCGTCTCAACGATCTCCACCGAGTACCAGCGGTTTCCAACTTTTACTTTCTTAGGTATTTCCATTTGTTTCTCCTAGTACGCTAAAGGGTTCTCCGTGCATGCGCTTGATGTTAAACAGCATAGCGTGCTCTGGGTAGGTCTTGCGCCATAGTCTGGCGTAGAACGCGATCATGTTGTTGCTGATCTTGTAGTCTGACCCTGTGGTTATGAGAAAGACTTCCCAGCGAATCCGGTTGACGATCAGCCAATGGCTGATGCGTTTGTGTCCTGAACTCAGCGCATCAAAACTGAATCGCTGGAAATACACCCATATTGCAGGGTTGTCTGCGTGCCATCTATCAAACTCAGCCTGTCGCACACTAAAAGGCTTGACCATCTGCTTCTCCTGTTTATTTGTTTTGCATGTGGCGCAGGGTCTGAACAAGAAGGCGGGCTTCTGTCACAAGCTCTAGCGATTTCTCTTCTGCCTCTGCAAGCGTTCGGTGCAGACATGCGTCGTGCACCTCTTTAGCCAATCGCTCGACGTGC